TGCCTCGGCTGCCGCCATATCAGCCTTCTCCAATCCGGAAACTTGACTGGTCAGTTCCTTCCGTTGTGATAAATACTGTGCTCTCTTTTCCTCCAATGCGGCTAAAGCCTCCTGTTCTTTCCTCCGGTCTTCATCGGAAGTGTAAGACAATTCGTTTTGAGTCTTTATCTGCTGATATTTAGCCTCTAATACCTTTAATTCGGCAGCCTCCATTTCCCTAGATATCCGTAAGGCTTCATTAGCTGCTGCTTGCCGCTCCTTAGAACTCTTAGTCTGATCGGCAAGAATAGCCTTTTGCTCCTCCATCTCCCTGCGCTGCCGGGCTAAAACCACAATAAGATCGGTCTCAGCGTTATAAATGTCCCGTTCCACCTGCGCCATGCCTCTAGCGGTTTCTATGGCTTTCACCGTTTCATCCGATATCAGTCCAAGCCAGTTGTAAACTTTGATATAAGCCTCTGCCAGCCATTCGAAAACCTTTACGATCTCAACGAACAGGGCAGCCACAGCATCCAGCACTTTCGTGATGATCAGTTCGATAGGAGCAAGGATGGTCTTCACAGACACCGCTAACTCGTTGTTGCGATCCATCAGTTTCCCGATAGCCGAGATCACCGCAAGGATAGCCGATGCGATGGCTACGAACGGATTAGCCATGAGCGCAGCGTTGAACGCCTTGATAGAAGCGATGCCTCCCGACATGCCCTTGATCATCTGTCCGGTCGCACCCGTCATTCCACCAAGATTGGCGGTGGCGGCTTCGATGTCTTCAGCGTAGTTACCCACGTTCCTTCGTGTGTCGCCTACACCTTTCTCCAGTTCCTTCAGTTTGTCGGAGATCTCCTTAGTCTGAGCGACCATCTGCTTTCCCGATTCGGTATTGGTGCGCTGTTCTATGGACATCTTGTTCAACGCCTTCGTATTCAACGCTAGCTGGGCACGCAGGGTCTCCACGCTCTCAGCCTCCGAGTTTACGATGGTGGTGTGTGCCTTGATCTGCGCAGCGTTCTCCGATGTGGCGACCTTGTTGTTGTTTAGCTGCTTGGTAAGAGCGATGATCGCCTCCTCTGACTTCGCTGACTGCTTCTCGAATGCCGTCTGGTCCAGCAGGTTGTCCTTGTAGTTCTGACGGATGCCTGCAAGGGCGGTCTTTTCCGCATTGATCTGCTTGATTAGCTGCTTCTTTTCGTCCGACAGTTCGAGAGACTTCTTGATAAGCGCATTCAAACCGTCTACGGCTTCAGCCGTGTTGAACGATAGGTCTATTAGTGTTACGTCTTGATCTGCCATTATTTTGTTCTTGCTAGATTAATTTTAGTCAATTTTACCTTACATTCCCATGTGGATAAGCTGTAATCCGTGATAGAACGGACGTAGAAGAACGCATTTAGCTGCTTGAACCACACGATTCCATCCTCCTTATACACGTTTTCGATGTAAAAGTATGGTATTTTAGCCTTAATTGTCACGTCTACAGCATCCGAAAAACGTCTATAATACTCATTTAAATACTCAAGATAAGGCTTTCCGAAGATGTAATCGACCGCCTTGTTAGCCGTTGTGTCCCACATGAGGAATCTCGGTAGACTCTGGTCCTTACTATACGGGACAGATGACTCGAAAAGTTCCTCCCGGATACTAAATGTAGCCACGGAAACGGGTATAGATGTCTGCCTGTCTCCAATCTTAATCTTATTGTACTGAGCGATTCCTTCCGAATCCTCTATCTTCTCCGTCTCAATATAGAATTCAGACCAGTCCTGTCGGTATAGGTTATCTCCGTGAACTATAGGACCTGCGCCTGTATCAAAGGCTAGGTCGTGAATGATCTTGGATACTGCGATTTTCGGTTGATTTCCTCTATCGGTGTTTACCAAAGAAAACTTCCACCGCCACAAGAACATCTTGCAAAGATCGTTCAGCAGATCGACCCCATTTGAAACTCCCGGAGACAGTAGTCTCATCGTAGTGGGTCCTTGAATGTCAGTTACCTTTAATTCGACACGAAAAGCTTCTGAAGCAGACACTGCTTGCGATGGTCGCACCTTAAGTTCCGATGCGCTTGTAGGCAAAGAGAGATAGAATCCTTCGAAACCTCTAGACGGATAATTTATAGGGATATTGTTCCATCCTGTACTGCCTATCAAATACTGCACCGCATCTATCGAATATTGAGACACCTTACCATTTATGTTCAACACGGTGATAACTCGTTGAAGTATCCTGTCACGCAGATATATGGTAGGTGGGATACTCCCGTTCTCTGTTAGGTCTAAGGTAACTACTTGAACACCTAAGTCAGCATCCGGCAGCATGCTGAGAAAACGGTCGGAACTAACGCTCGGCTGGCTGATGTAATTCCGGATGTCCCAAGTCTCGATGTCGATGTAGTTTCCGTTCATCGGTTCTGACCCTTCGTCCGAATCCACGCAGTAACGCCAAAAGACGGATACTTTAGACCCGTTTAGGTCCGCCATCCCTTGAACGTTGTTCAGCACGCCCCCTTTGATAGTAGGTTCCAACGAATTGTTGCCTAGTTTTATTTCGGGAAATGCGATCGGGTATTGGCTGTTAAAAGCGTCCTGCAACAGATAACTAAGGTCCATAGCATACCATCCGCCATCGGCAAGGTTCCTACCGAAGAATCTATGGTTTTGCACGATGATACTTGGCAGATCCGACATCTTGAGACCCCCCTGCGTCAGAGCGATGTCATAGCCGTCCTTGTTGCAGGTCACCTTCGCACGAAACTCCTTAGGTATTCGCACGCCACCAATGTACAGGTCAGCGTAGAACCGCTTGTCACGCTTGATGACCCCGAAGTTCCGTAGCTGTGAAAAGATCATGTCATTGACTTTATTCCTCGGTGCTTTGATCGTTCCGGAGTAAGTCCGGGTGGATTCACCGAACCGGAAAGGGCTTGACGAGTTGACGGACAACTTAATGTCAGTTTTCGACAGGCCCTGCAAAAACTCTCCGTTTATCTTAATGCTTACATCTATCATAGATACTGGAATTTTAATGTCACTGTTTTTACAAGTCCGTTTGCTGTCATCTTGACTCCTGTAGTTGATGAACACCGCACCTTAATCCACCCGGACGTTAGCGGAAGACCGACGCACAAGGTATCCGGTGACTTCGACAGGACGTCAAGAGCAAAGCGGTTGGCTTCTGTTATAGGGAATGAGCAGGTCACCTCGTTTTTGGTCACAGTTCCGCCATCTAATCCTTGCTGGATAGTTGGCTGCATAGACCAATTATTACAGGATATTGCATCATAAGACCCATAAGAATTAAGCCACCGGAACGTGATCGCTCCGCAGATAGTCGTCTCTTCGGGATATCGTTTCTTAGCCACGACTGCCCCTCCTGCGGGCTTTTTGATAGTTATCTCCTTGAATTGACATGTATCTCCGATAGAGTCTCCTTGCGATAAGTCGAATGTCTCCGGTGATCCGTCTCGGTAAACCGCCTCTACAATATATGTAACGTTCCAATCACGGCTGTCAATCCAAAAGTTATCGTCAGGCGTATGCGCCAAAGGTTCCCGGTGACCGAGATCGTCCCGGAAATCTGTATCGTATCGTGACAAGCGGTTGCGGGTGTTCGGGCTGTCAATATTCATCACAGGGATGTAGATGGTCTGTGATTTGTTCGATCCCGATACTTTGTACGACACCGTTATCATAACATTGTAGATATCCGGCTTGTCTTGGTACTTCGGCACGAGAGGATGAAATACTGACGACAGGTCTATCACAGTATCGTTGACAGGTTCTAGTTCCGGTGCGTACGGCAGAGGATACGTCATCTGCATGCCAATGCTCATCCGATTTATGTCTGATGCCGGAAGGTCGAATATCTGTACCTTCTGAGGTATCCCGTCCCAAATAGGAAGGCATCCATTGTATTTGACTATCTGTTTTTCAATCCCGGTGAGAATAGTATTCGTTGATAATATCTTTACCTTCATTGCGTCAGTATTGTTAAAATTTTAGCTTTAATGATCTTGTTTATATCCAGCGTTAACCGCTTCACCCTTTCGGGATTTATGATGTCGGAGACTACCCCTCCGCCATTGTATTTATTGGGAACTTTGATGCCATCCCGTTTGATTACGTAGGCTATGGCGTATGCCGCCTCTTCCGGGATGTCCGTTCCTGCTGTCCGATTCTTATCTCTGATCCACTGCTTAATAGCAGAAACGGGAGGAAAACTCCCAGCCTTCCTCCCTTTCTCCATTTGGATAACATGCTTCGGTGCTGTCAGTTTAACGGAGTCACCGTTCTCGTGTAAAATAAGACTCCTACCGAAGTCTCCGGAGGCTACCAAGCCTTTGGACACGTAGTTTTCGAATATTTCCTTCTTCAACTGCTCTACTACCGCTACAATTTCCTTATCCATAGTTTAATAGATCATTCGTTACCGAAAATGTCACTCTCCACCCCGATTTCTCAGAGTCGTACAGTCCTTGAATCTTCACGAATTTCAGACCTTCGACCTCGAAATGACATACAAAAGTAGACATTAGGCGGTTAATATACAAGTCCGTCCGTTCCAATGTTAGCAACTCCTGCAAGTTGTCCGTCATATAATGTGACTTGTCAAGGCATTGCAGGACCACATCATATTTCCGGACAGCCGGAGGCAGCTTGTTCATCCCACCACCGGGCACATCGAACGTAAGGAACATACCGTCAATGGCGTTTACCTGCTCGTTCAGATTATCATCCGAACCGAAGTAGACAGGCAAGCCGATTATCTCGGCTTGCTCATTCATAAAGTTTACTACATCGCTGAATATCATGGCTGTTTGATTATTGCGTCATCGTGACCATTAGAACACATACACGACCCCGAATTAAAGTCGTAGCCCATCACAGCATCACCCTGTAGGACGATATCAGCATCATGGTTGAGATTTCGGGACAGAACCGCATTGTCGTACATCCGGATTTTAGGTCCACTTATAAGCAGAGTACTTGATCCATAGGGAACTATGATTCTCGGCCGCGATACGAATTCCACCACTAGTCTTGCGGCGGCTACGTCTTCGGGCGTGATAACGGCTGTCGGCGAATCCGCTACGCGCCCCACAAGGGATAATAAAGCGTTATTCGTATTTGCAGAAGTAGACCCGTATAATAATTTAGTAACAGCGTCATAATAGGTAGTCCCGAATGAATACGCAGATGAAAAAGACCCCCTGTATTCTGCACCGAGCCCGAAAAGTCGTTTCAGTCTGATACGATAGGGAGACTCGATTTTCAATTCTTCGTACGGCTTCCCTGCGTTTACTGCGGCCACGGAAAGACCACCTTGTTCCCAATAATCCGGACCTAACACAATGTCTTTCGGGCTAGTACGGTCTAGTTCGTTAACTATGTATCTACGTTTCTTGAACGCTCGGAGATACTTAACGTTGGCTAGTGGAATGTCGGAATCTTCGATTAACCCGCCCGATTCAGATGCGGATGTAGCTTTCTTGATAACGATTCCTGCATATGCGGCCCCTGCGGGTACGTAGTTTGACGTACGTCCCCATCCCGGAGAACTTATGAATATACCATTGGAACCGAAGAAACCGCACTCTACCCAATACCCCGAATTACAGGTTATAAGTCCTCCCGGTTCAACCGGAAAAGTATCCATTAATCTAAAACGGTTTCCAAGTGTAGTAGAAATCTTAGAATCCTTCCATGACTTTCCCACGGATTGAGAAGCGGTTCCACGTTCCCACACGTTCACATCCAACAGTCTATTAACATAGGGGTCACCGATTAACTTAACATCCCCACGAACGGTACAACCTGCACCCACGTATGAACTTCCTGTGATCTCCGGTGCTTTCGTGTGATCAATCATTCGCAGAGTACTGTTAAGCGCAATGAAATCCGTTACATTTATTGCGGAATCATCGTCCCTTCTGAACAGCATAACCACGTATGGATAGGTAGTGTCTAGTCCGGTCGGGTCTGTAGCTGTTGAACGGATTACGAAATCATCATCCAAGTAATACAGGGCTTTCACCGAATACCCGGTGGGCAAAGACGGGAATATTAAACCGAAGGTAGATAGCGGTTTACCTGTCCGAATCCGGATAGGGCTATCCGTCTTAGCGGATTCATAAGGAATCTGAGTGCCACCTCCGTATGAGCCCTGTTCGAGGATACCGCCATCCAAAGGAACATACTTTTCCGCTTGATAAAGTCTAGCCGTATCAGCCAAGTTACCCTTGCGACTAACGAATCCCGTAGAACTAGGGCCACCGGACAGGCGGTATATACCCTGCTTATGGCTTGAAAGGAATCTAGTGTATCCCGCCATCGTGAATCCCAAATCCTCGTTTGTGAAGGAGAAATCTACGTCTTCGTAGGTATTCCCGTTTATAATGTCATCTTGAAATTCCGCCTTAGGGACGATACATCTACGGAGTACAAGATTCCCCTTAGCGGCCAAAGCATCGTTATAAGTAGCATCGTCTACACGAAGCAAAGGACAATCATAAGCGGAGATATAGGTATCCCTAGTTGCTGCGGTACGGTGCGAATCACCTAGATACTTAGTATATTCCAGCCGTTCCACATCCCGGAATATACCATACGGTTTATAATCCTGTCTATCCGTCTTTGTGTACATGGTAGTATCGTACATACTACCCGCCAAGAATCGCAACTGTGCGGCATTCAATCCAAAGTTGTCAGTTTCCGCAATGAAAGACGAATTTACCATCACGTAATCACCCGATACTGATTCCGGGCGTATGTCCGTTAGTACAGAGCCGCTAATATGTCCTAGTATCTTAGCTCCTGTAGCCAACAAATCAGTCGGGGTCATTGCAGTTCCGTTAACTTTCGCTATGTGCATACGGGCTACCTTATACACCTGGTGGCTTAACTTATGTAGGCCTGCTGCGAAAGCGGTGGATTCTCCCGAATATGCTAGTCGATCTGACGTGTCATAATAAGCCCAAAGAACTCGGCAACTGTACCCAGTAGGGATATAAAGGTACGTATCTTTTCCCAATCTCAAATCAGCAAACGACCTACAAATGCTAACTGGGATAGGGGTCACCACCATATTTTCGAATAGTGTCCCTTTCGCTGCATCGCTATTATAAGTTCCCTGTCCGAAAGGGAACGCTGTCGTAGTGGATTCCGGACCACAGAGAACGTCCATAGATACCCCGATGAACGAATCTTTGACAAACATGTTGTTCTTGATATCTGCTGCGAAGCACCGGATACTTACGCTTCCGGGTATCAACGTGTTACCGCTAAACTCCGTTACTATATCCGTGTGAACGGGATTCTCGCCTCTAAAGAATCCTCCTATGAATGCGTTATCCTTGATACGCACATCCGGTCTTGTGCTTATGTCTCCGCTATCCAGCCAGCATTCGCCTTCCTGCGATAACTGCGTTTTGTCTGCGATAAAACCTCCCAGTCTTCCCTTAGGTATAAAGCCACCGAGAGAGTAAATGTCTCTCTCGGCTACTATTCTACCAGCACTGTTTATACTGTATTTCAATCCCATGTTACCAAGTTGCTTTTGTTGGCGGTAGCTCCGCTCTGTTAATGTCGTCCAGACTAGCGATCACGTGTTTACCGTAGATCTCTCTGTTACCGGCGTTTAAGTTAAAACCTCCTACTAAATTACAAATACCGTAAACTGTCACAGCACTTCCCACGATGCGTGCATGATCACGCATCACCAATGCACCGTTTATGTAAGCAGCGAACGCTGCGTCTTCTCGTGTGATAGTGGTGTTATCGTGCATGATGATATAACCGTTAACGTTGATAGCAGCGTTGATCACGGCATTGTCGTGCATCTCCAGTTTCAGTGGTTGCGCATTTGCGTCGCTCTGCTTCGTTACCTTACTGTTGCCGTCCATGATCACGAATCGGATGGTACTTGGCTTCGCTGCTTTCTGCGGTGCGTACTTCGCATTGTCAGACATATAGATATAGCCTTCCACGTCTCCATTCTTCAGTTCGGCATTGCCACCGATGTAGCCTGTACCCTTGAGAGGCGTGTCTTCGATCTGAGCGTTTCCTTCGACACGGAAGTTACCGTTGATCTTTACGGCTTCAAGGCTGGTCGAATGCACCTTGCTAGCACCGCCAAGCGTTCCACCGAATACGTTGCATCCGATGATGTCGAACACACCGTCCAGCACGCAGTCAGAGTACACCACGGAGTCGTATGAACTCTCCAATGCACCGTATCCCATATGCTCAACAGAAGCGTAGTCCTGCACCAACATCCCGAATACCTTGTCATCAGCGTTGCGGTAAAGGCGATACATCCCTTCTACGTTGGATGACACGAGAATCGTGTTCTCTTCTTTCATCAGAGTTTTTCCGAGATGCTCAGAAGCCTTAGAGAAGTCGATGTCGGTGTATACGTTGCCGCCCGGATTGCGGTCGTAATAGAAGATACCCACGGGAACGTTGCATCCACGGAACACTAGAGATGCGTTATTCTGCGTAAAATCGATAATAGCGGGTATGGTTTTTTTTGACAACACGAACGCGTCACAGTTAGATACGTTTAGAACCCTTCGGCTTTCATAAGAACTCAATCCTTCTTCCCAGTCCTTACGGAGAGTCAAGTCCTTAATGTCTCTGAAAATTCCCGTGAGACTGTGCGTCTTATTAGGATTCAGTTCAAAGGTCGCCTTGCTTCGGTACATCTCGCAGTTGCAGATCAGCCGTGAATACATCGTTGCTTGGTAGAATACGCGAATCTCCGAGTTGTCAAGGATTGCTATGTTCAGGACTCCACTGTACAGTCGTAGTGCGGTTCCCGGAGTCGCTGTTCTGTCGTAGCTGGCTGACAGGACCACGTTGTTGATGTCCATGCTTGACTGCACAGATCCTTTAATGGAGAAGCCAGCTTCTGTGATGTCGGCTGGCGTGATGACACCGCCTCCGACTTTACGGACATTCAGAACGAACGCAGCAGCGTCAGACAGGTCGATGGAAACGTCCACGCCTCCTTTTTTCCATGCTGTCGTAGCCAGCGTGACTCCGTCCTCGTCCAGCTTGTTACACATGATCTCGTATTTCTCGTTCGGCATGATAACCCTACCAGCACCAGCCGACCATACCATTGTCTTCGACCGCACCTTGTCTGAGGCTTCACGGGCTGCTGCCTCATAGGGAACACCAGCGTATCCTTCGTAATAGCCCTGCTCGTACATCGCAGGGGTCTGCGCTACTTCGTTAGTACTGGCTGACTCGAATTGCATCATGCCCATGATCCGGCTTTTCCCGTGGATCAGAACACGTTTCATGCGTGCCGTAGCATCGAACGGTTCGTTGCTTCCCATGTCCACGATAGCCTCGTCATAGACGTGGATACCTGGATACTCCAGCGATCCACTGAAGATCCATGCCGGACAGTTCTGATCCAGTGTCTTGTCATCGTAGACGTAGCCACCGAGGTCACCGATACATACATGACGGTCCTGCACCGTGAAGTCACGAAGAGACCGGATGCGCTTGCGTCCGCCTTCATCGATAATGTCATACTTACAACTCATAATTACTTAGTTTTAGTTTTAGTTTTCATTCTCTCTACTTCATCATGCCGTCTGCTGATAGCGAGAATGGCGTCCGAGTAGTTTATCTTCTTCGCTTCCTCGAAGGAGCACGACATCAACTCTGCTGTCATCTGAACCATGCCCAAGATGTTCTTGGCTTCCGCTATAGGGCTGGTGTCCGCTTTGCCTCCGCCTCGTGGAAGCAGCGCAGCCTCTAGCTGGTCGGCACGATGGAACTCGGCTTCAATAAACTTTGACAACTTGATCATGTCCGCCACCGTTTCCGGGACGTATCCGCACCATCCCTTGATGCGGTCGATCGCTGTCTCCGCTCTCCGGGCTTCGATCATCTGCCACAGTTCCACATCCTCAAGTTCGGGGATGGCGTGGATGATCCGACCCTTCCGAGTTACTAGGTGCGAAGGTACGATTAATTTTGCAAAAGTGTCCATTAACGCCCTCTCATCTTGCGACATAGCTATCACGGCATCGGGCCTTAGGTTAGAGAGACTGAGCAGTGACATTAGCCTCTGCTTGCGGCTGATCCTGCGTTTCACGAATCCGTAGAAACGCTTGAAAGGACGCATCCATCGATGCGCCACGTAACTTCTGAAGTTTTTGAATTTACCCATTTTTCCTTTGATTTTTAGCACCCGGACGGTACTTGGTTATAAGATAGTCGACTGCGTAGCGAATAGCGTCCATAGCGTGGTTATTTGCATCCTGCGGCTTCGTGGTGTCGTACATCCCTGTCATCCTGTCGAGCGTCCACGAGTACTGGTCGAATTCGTCCTGCACATTCCGTGATCCTGCGACTACATGTAGCTTGAACTGCTTGACTTCACTGATCCCAGCAACCACCGATCCTCTCCCTTTGATACACGGGATGATCTTGCAGCCCAGCCGGGAAATCTCGGTGATGCTCTTCTGCTCTTGCGAATCAGCGATGGTGTACGTCTTGTGGAAGCCGAGATCGTGGAGAACTTCGGATATGTCCCAGTTGACCATGCCTGTGCGATACTCAAGTTCTTCGATGTACAGGTCTCTGCCCTTGAAGCCGACACGCACGATGGCTGTGGGGTCTCCGGTGAATCCGAAGTCCAAGCCCAGGCATTGTCCCGTAACATCAGCCGGGAAACTAGGAACTATGTCGTATTCCGGGTAAACCAGCCCTTCTACGCCTCCGGTTTCCCCGAGACCGAAGATTCTCCACCAATTCTCGTCAGCCCTGTTTCTCTCGATCTCCTCGATCTGTTCGGGAGTCAAGTACGGATTGTCCTTGTAGGTGCTCACGATCTCGACCATTCCCGGTCCTTTGAAGTAGTCGTGTGCCCAAAACTTCTTGACAGGATTGAAGTCGATGTAGAGCATTAGCCGGGTACGCACCGCCATCTGACGGAACACTTCAAACGGGACACGCTGCGCCTCGTTTACGAACAGGATGTCACGGGCAGGACCGAAAACCTTAGACGAGTCCTCGCAGCCAAAGAATTCGATCTGTGACCCGTTCTCCAATGAGTAGATGGAATCGGTCAGATTCATGCATTTGTCGTCCCACACGCCTTCGTCTTGCAGCATGCGCCTGAAATCACGGAGCATGCCTCGCTTGATGCCCGGCATCGTGTCCGTAACGCAGGAGATGAGGAGCGGTGTTTCCGATTCCCTAGCCATGATGTAGAGAAGCTGAAGCATCGACCACGTCTTGGAGGATCGTGTTCCGCCTCTGCTGGATACGCCACGGACATTCGGGTCAACCGTAGCTTCCAGGAGTTTATCGAATACATAGGTTGTCTTCATTCCTTCGGATCGTCTAGTTTATCGTCACCGTGTTTTTCTCGCTTCTTAGCGACTTTCGCAAGGGCTTGCATACGTTTCGCTGTATCATTGCTTAAAACTTCAACACGCAGCCCGCCAGTGATCTTCTCGTCGTTGCTGGTAACATCGCTCAATGCCTTGAGTCCGCGTAGCTTCGAGATGTAGTTCGGATCATACAGCCCGACAGATGCCCCTTTGTCCATGTCGTCTCTGATCCACTGTCGGATCACCCGGATCTCCTCAAGGAACGCAAGTGACTCGTCATCGTGGTATTTCTCGTGCTGCTCCTTGTACCCCTTTTCACGGGTGTTCAGATAGTCGCAGCTAGTTCCGAGAAACTGGGTGAAGCCGAATTCCGTTACCAGCAATTTCTTGCGTACCACGTAACTCTGCCCGGCCAGCACACCGCTCTTCACGTAATCCACGGATTCGATCGGATGGTTGCGGCACCACATAACGTAGTTGTCGAAGGCCTCCCGAAGTTGCCTGGGTTCGGTGAACATCGGTGTATGCCCGAATCGTTCCTTGTACAGCGTGTACAATTCCTCGCCATAGAACGGATTATAAAGACTCGCTTGGATATTATTCATATATAAAGTGATTCTAGTTAATGCGGCAAAGATAAGCATTATTCCCAGCATCCCCAAATTCTTTCCATCTTGATAACTGTAGAGATGACCTAGCGAATCACGGCCCCACCGAAATTATGAGGACCTCGCAAAATGCGAGTCCCCCGAATCTAGAACAGCTACTTTCCAGCCCTGCATAGATAACTGCATTGATGCATAGATCTTCGATGCGCTGTAACTCACTGATACTCAATACGATGCATTGATGGTGCATAAATGCATAGATGTTTTCCTATATTTATCAACGAAACCTTTTGAGTGTGTTAAATTGCATATACAATTATATACATATATTAACAACATCAAAAGGTTTCATATATTTAATAATACTACTTTTATCTATGCATTAATGCAAATATCTATAAATCAGTAGGTTATCCTGCATAGATGGGAAAAATATTATCAATGCACATCTATGCAGCTTGCGCATCAAACTGATTTGTAGCAACTTAGCTGCATATATAAAACTACGAGTATACAATATACTTTACAAAAGCCCTGTTTTTGGGCTATTTTAATCTTATCTTAGCTTAGAGTAAGCTTACGTTTAACATTCTACAACTTCTGTTAGGATTTCTTTTGTAACGAATTTTCGTGGTATTTTTAGTCCAAATTTATCAATTTGTGCACATTGAGAAAATTTATAAATTCGTGCAAATTGAGAAAACTTATCAATCTTCTTAAATTCTCTCAAGTTTCTTGCCTACGGAGCGACCTTGTATCTCTCGCAAATCGACTTCACGAACTGCTTTTTATTCTTGGAACTTCTCTCTCCTTCCAGGAATTCCCAAGAGTTTCCGGTCCATCGGAAGAAACTAACCGCACCATTCACGTAATGCCGGAATTCATAAATCCGGTGTTCCTCCGCACCGCCCGCCGTATCCGGGATGTCCGATACACGGATCAGCCGTTTCGTGTGTGACTCCTTAGCCTGTAGTTTCTCCTCAAAACGATTCATCTCGAACCGCTCATTGCTGATCGCAGCATTGATCTTAGCGGTACGGGAGCAGCACCGGGTAAGCGGACTTCTTCGGTCAAACAATCCGAATACGTATTGCACGAAATCCTCCCGTTTATTTTCGAACAGATCTGCCGGACCGTAGTAGCTGACCTTACCACGATGCACCCTGGATACAGGTTTCTTACGGTGCATCCGAAGGAATCGGCACACGGCAAATACATGAACGTTAAACATCATCCCGATATGTCCTAAGTTTACTTGTTTACTCATACGTCAGTTAAAATGGTTACTAATCCTGCTATAAACGCTCCGAGGAACAATCCCCGCCAAAGCAGCGAGGATTGTTCCGATAATTACCTCCCTTGGTTTCATCTCGCAAAATATCCTAAAATTAAGCCTACGATCAGACCAGTAGCAGAAGCCGCAAGCAGCCCCCTATTTGCTCTTTTCACAAAGCTTGCTAGTTGCTCTTGCAACTCATCGCATTTCCTTCGGTATCTGCTGGCATCTAACTGGGCATTTATGAAATTCGTGGTTAGCGAATCCTGTGCTTTTATTACCTTATTATAACCCCCCGTCAGTTTCTTGTGCTCATTCATAAGGTTGGTGAATTTCCCCAGTCGATTCCGATACATCGCTTTATAGGTGCGCAGATCCGCCTTTACCTTATCCAGCGCCTTCTTGAGATCGTTGATTGACTCCGGCTGGTCGTTCCGTTCCACGAATATGGCCTTCCCAATCTCCTCGGAACTTTTCGCCATCTTCTTGGCATCCGCCTCACGTTTCTTCTTGATCTTCTCTGTTATCTCATCCCACATCTTCTTCGCTATTTCGTCCTTCAGTTCCTTCATGGATTCTTTCTTCTTCTTCTTCTTCTTCTTCTTCTCGGTCTCCTTCAGTTTCCGTTCCGCATTATCATGGATAAAGGGATGCGCAGATATCTCCAAGCAACGGTGACACAGGCATACGCCATAATTGAACATGGTCAGTTTCTTGATATCGGTTTCTCCACATACAGCGCAAATAGGTTCGTTCATTTTCTTTTCCTCCTTTGTTTATTGGTTATACTTAATATCTCGTTCGCTAGTAACCTAGCCTCTAATACGGGCATCTCGACTAATTGCAAACCGGATGGCCCTTTCTTTACTTTCACCTTGTCACCGTCAATGTAGGCATGTGCCCATTCTTTCTTGACCTTCCGGTGTGTCTCCTTCATCTTGGCAAGGGCCTCCTCGGCACGCTTGGACCAATCGGGGAACGTGGAAACAGGATAAGTGCTCTCATAGTCCCGGTCTAGCCCGGCTAGCTTGGATTGCATATCGGGAAGGTTCATCTCTCCGTTGTTATAGGCGTTGACTATATCATTCAGCCTATCATTATATTCTTGGTACGTCATAACCACAGCCAATCTAAGTTGAACATATTTTTAATAAGTAGCCGGATCATCAGACCGAACCATGCCCCTGCTACTGTCAGCCAAAAGTCTATCCAATCCCACTTGCCGCCCCATTGGTTATCCTTGAATTCCATCCCTGCGGCTGCTCCACAGGTGAAAGCGAATCCGGCAACTAGGGATACCAGGAAGCCGTAGAATAAGTGCTTCCATCGGTTCGATTGCTTAAACCGGTTAATTAATTTCTTCATGATCAATATACTTTTAAAAATTTAACAATTGCTTTCTTTCCTATCCCTGCCGGGACATTACGATCATACTCGACAAACGTCTCGAAGGTTGTCTCTATTTCTGCGGTAAACGGGTATTTCATCTCGAATGCTCTAGGAGCGTGAAGATAGGTTTCCACACCATCACATCTAAACAGGTCCACTGATACCTTCCAATCCAAGTAGTCACGGTAATCATTGCACCGCACTACTTTCTGATCTCTGCTATATAATTGTACCATAATTAAATTTCTGATCTTAATTCATCTACTAGGTCGCGCCAAAACTGTCTCCCTTCCGGACAATCCAAGAATAAGAATGATGCTTCTATCATATCGGATAGGTATGCATATTTAGATAATAACCTATTTCTCATTTGTACACATTTTAACTCCTGTATAACGGTAGCCACATTATTGGACTCCGTGGTCCGCTTATCCGTGTTGAGCACCCATTTATCGAAGATTCCAGGTTCTTTCATCTTCTCTACCTTCTGAACTGCGTTTCTTGACTTTTCCATAATCTTTATTATTTAACTGGTTTCTTATTTCGATATGACAAATGTACGGAGAAGTTTTGGTTTTGCCAAATTTTGAACAAAATATTAATCATGCTTAACGTTTGTACTGCGAAACCAGTTCCTTGATAGCATCTATTAACGCATCCTGTGTACTAGACTTGCCTTGAAGCGAGTTGACAACACGTTCATCGAGCGTTCTCCGGGACACTATGTGGTGGATGAAAACGGGCCTCGTCTGACCCTGCCGCCACAACCGGGCATTGAATTGCCGGTACAACTCTAAGTTCCACGTCACCCCGAACCATATGATGTTGTTTCCTCCCTTCTGAAGGTTCAGACCGTGGCCCACAGAAGCCGGATGAGCGATGAGCACCTTGATCTTCCCGACATTCCAGTCACGCATGATCTGATTACCGTCTCCCTTAGAGTCACCGCCAATGCGGACGGGCTTCAACTTGGCTAGGGCTTTCTCAATGCGATGGGCTTCATGGAGGAAGTTGTAGGCAATGAGGACAGGCGCACCGTTCAAAGCCTCGACCATCTCGCACAGGGCTTCGATCTTGGCATCACTCACATGGTGTACATTCCGGTCCGCATCATAGATCGCTCCTCCGGCAAACTGGAGCAACTTGTTTGACAGGGCTGCGGCAGTCATGGCAGTGATGGTCTCGCCATCTCCGTTGCCCAGCAGCGAGAGTATCTGCTCCTTCTCGAATTCCTTGTACATAGTCATCTCCTTGTCGGACAGGACCACTTTGTCATAGATGTAGTTTACTTCCGGCATGTCTAGATAATCGACAGCCTTCATGGACAGCGTGATGTCCGATATTTTCTCGGAGAGGATCTGCTCGGTGTTTTCCCGAGGCTTGTAGTTGTAGACGATCCCACCGTTCTGAGCACCCGGTTTGAAGTAGTTAGCCCGGTAGTCAGTGATGGACCGACCAAGCCGTTTGCCTCCGTCTATGACGAACATCTGCGCCCACAGGTCGATGAGTCCGTTGGGTGCTGGTGTACCCGTCAGACCGATCACCCGGTTGGCGTATCGTCTGATCTTCTTCATGGCTTTGAATCGTTCGGATTGGTGATTCTTAAACGAGGACAACTCGTCCACCACGATGCAGTCATACGGGAGCTTCACACCACCGAAGTTCTCCAGCAGCCAAACCAAGTTGTCACGACCTACCGTGTAGATGTCGGCATCGGCACGGGCAGCCGCAGCACGCTTCTTGGCGTTCCCTGCGATTACGGAGACACGCAGGTTATTCAGATGCGCCCAGTTAGCTATCTCGTCAGCCCACGTCACTTCGGCAACACGTTTGGGGGCTACGATCAAAGCCTTCCCGACTTCGAAGTACTGGATGAGATCGGACAGGGCTGTCAGCGTGGTGACGGTCTTCCCCAGCCCCATGTCGAGAAATAGAGCACATTCCGGATTATCCTTTATGTGCTCTACCCCCTGTAACTGATACTTATGTAACTGTGATCTGCTTAGCATTCCTCTAGGTCTTCTATACCAACATGCCAATAACTTTGCATAGGGTCAGCGTCTAGGATTATCCGGTCATATAAGTCTTGCTTGGTATACCCGGCTACGGTTACTGTCTCGCCCTCAAAACGTCCTTTCGTGATAACGAATTTCTTTCCTAAATTCTCATCAGCGAAATCTTTCACTCCTCTTAATAACTCAGTATAAGTTTTCATTCTACTTTTCTCCCTGTATTTTTCTAATCTTCTTTTCATAATCCTAAACTCCTTGCGTAAATTTCTTCCGATAGCTCCTCGATAGTCCAGTGTTCCGGAAAAAGTTTGACTAGCGCCTCCGCAGTTTCCACAAGGTCCGGACGGAGACAGTCTGTCCCCAGCAGATCAGCTATCGTATGTAACTTATTGTTGTTGTATATTTCGGAACGGAATGTCTCGATCAGTTCGTCCTTCCCCTGTGTCACGCATGCGTCCTCAAGGTTTCCCAAGTCTCTTCGGGAATACTCGGCACGGATGATCTTGTCGGGTATCTCGGATAGGAGGAACTGCTTCAGATTGTCCGGAAGGCTTCCGATAGCCTCGCCTATGGCGTATCCTCCTGCTGGGGTATCGTTCGCCATCTTGGTGACCACATCGACAAACAACTTGATGCGGTCGGTCTTCAGTCTTTTGTTGAAATCTTCTGCCATAACTATTTTATTTTATTTTATTTTATTTTAATTCGTTGCAAATATAATAACTATTAATCGTAAGGCAAAAGGTTTTTCAAAGAATCTTCTGCCAGTTTTCTAGCGTTCTCCACCATCGCACCTTTCAGCCCGGACCGGATAACTATCAGAAGCGTGGATACCGTTTCGGGGTATGGGGTACGGAACATTACTTTCCTCACCATAGAATTACCCGAATATATTACAAGTTCCGCAATTATCTCACCAGTGGAAAAGGTAAGAAACATTGAGTATTCTTTTGATCGTTTTAATAGTTCGAATCCTCTGCATGTAACGAATCCTTGCTTATTGACCAATTCTGACATCAGTTTTTGTCTAAGTTCTTCTTTACTTGTATCCATAAATTATTTCCTTTACTTTTAGCATGTTAGTTATAATTCTCTTAGCCATTTCGTATGACTCTACGCTGTCCACCACGAGAACCACGAATCCTAGATCATTTAGCTTCCTGTGGATGTAATCCTGTATCTTGGTAGGTTTCTTCCCGGTGCTCTTGAATTCCACGAAGACCACCTGCTCTTTCTTCAGAAGGAACATCCGGTCCGGCAATCCTTTGATGAATTGGGACAGCAGCTTGACTGCCATCCCACCTTGATCATCTACGTACTTAGACAGGGTCCTTTCGAATACCTTCTCGCTAGTCTCGTCCTTCTTCATCTTTCTTCTGATAGTCGCATGGTTGGAACTTGGGGGAAGTGCAGGATAGCGTGCCCGTCATAATTCTCGTTGAGCTGCCACACTAATTTCCCCACGGCTTTATACGATTTACGAACCTTCTCGGCTTGCTCTTTGGTGTCGCACATCCCACCATTAATGGTGCGGAACACTCCGTCATCACACAGTTCCTGCACGACGTAGAAGGAAACTTTCCCTTTTTTATTTCTGAATTTTTTATTTCTGAATTCTTTAATCCTTGTTCTCATCGCCTTCCTCCTTTACTGTGTAGGTTAGTAATACTCGGTCGCAGCGAAACAACGCCATGACGTTAGCCTTAAATTCTTCCGGTGTAAGACCTTCCACCGCTATGGGAACCTTAGTGATTGATTCCTTGATGTCTCCTTTTACAAGGGTAACTCGTTCTATTAGTAACATATTAATTAGGATTACAGATCAATAAAATGTATGCTGTTATTGCTGCACAGGTCAGTACGAACGCTGTGGCTTTCCATGCAAAGTTAAATATCTTTTTCATACTTCGAAAGGATTTTGTTGATTGATTCTAATGGTAACTGTAACGCTGTGTTAGTCTTCGACTTCGGGGATTCTGTATCGTAGGCTTCCGGGTATTCCTTCTTCAAGACACGCATGTTTCCGCATTTAAGGATGGCGTTGCCGATTGACCTGTAGGTACTCTCGTAATCCTTTTTGGCTTCCTCCATTTCAAGGGAAATTCTATCTACTACTCGGATCGTCTCCTCGGTGCAGGGAATTACGGTTCTGTTTTCACATGACCCAGCTATCAATCTGCAATCATCTATCAATGTCCAATCAAGACATAAGGTCATGTATGTAAGCCTAGCGTTTCTTACTCTGTTGAAAAATCTCGTATACTTGCTGCCTACTTCCTCAAGATATGCGTATTTAGGGATCTTTAGGGATCTTTAGGTATTCAGCTTTTATGATGTTCGATGCCTTTCTCCTCAGAAGAGCGATGTGATCTTTGATCGGTTGGGTCATTTTTGATGCGGCTTCTTCAGCCATAGTGACTGTAATTCTTTTTGTTGCCATAATTATTTAAGTTTAAAGTGAGTTTCTTTTTTATCTGATCTCATGTTTCCTCCGCACCGGAAATCGGAGCATCTCATCCCGTACTCCTGTTTCCTTTTGCCGAACATAAGCGGACAATCGCAGCAATATCTTATCGACACAGGACCTTCGTCCGCTTCACATATCATCACTGTCCCGTCACACAATTTGTATTCTCCACCTACCGGGACCTCTATTCTGTCAATTGGTCCTCGCATGATTATCTGTCTTTTATGGTTTTGATCATCTTCTTCATCTCTCCCTTGCTGACCACTACGGATGTGGCATACATGTCGGTGATTCCGATTTCCCAGCCTCCCATCATAGAACCTAGATACCTGGCTACGTTCATGCTGGGATTATTTAGATCGACAGACTTCCCGTTATCACCTTTGTAGTCTATCATTGATTGTAGGATGGCGATAGCCTGTTCCTCGTTTCCTAGATCAACTACCAAGCGAGTATCTACGAACTGTTTGGTCTGTCCCTTGATGGCGTACTGACCGTTATTCTCGGTTAGCTTGATGATGCCCATTCGGTATGATCCGATCGTTTCTGACTTTTCCTGTTGCTTGATCTGCGCAGTTGCCGCGATTGATACTAAGATTAATGCGAATAATGTAAATAATTTTTTCATGATTGTTTTTATTTTTGTGGGCGGTTGCCCGTCCGGTTAATGACTAATTAAATATCTGTTCTACTCCGATTATGTAACCTACTCCGAACAGTTCGTTTAATTTCGGGTCGCTGGTTTTATAAATCTTGTCTACTATTTCGGCAAAACACGGAATTGTCAATTTTGGAAAATCCAGCCCTACTTTAACGGTTTTCGTTTTATTCACTTCGGGTATTTTAAACTTCACTTTTACTGTAATCGTTTTCATAATCTTACATTTTTTAATTGTTACTACTTGTTTAACTTTGATGATGCAAATATAGGGCAGGTTTCTGAATTTGCCAAATTTTGAATAAATTATTAACATTCGTTAGTGTACAGAATCCCGTATTAACGTCCATTAATAAAAAACCTCCCGTATCGGGCTTCACAGCAGGATACGGGAGGAAAAATATGCATGACAAACATAAAGAAGTGAAATGTTAACCGCTCTCAGCCTAAATCTTCTTGTCAGTAGTACAAGACACAAGTTATACCCTTAAATTCAGTGACGCAAAGATATGTATTAATCTTCAGTCTCCGAAATTATACGTGTGTAAATTGACTGCCTACCGTAAATATTAACATTTCGCTGTCCGTTTCGGACGAAGCCCAGCCTCTTGAGAGACCCAGCAACTTCCCTAGCCTTAGATGTAGTGAAATCTTTCCGTGGAAGACCAAGCCCATCGCACCATACTTCGAATGCACAGAATTCCTTCCTTGCCTCTGTTCCTTCCTCGAATACTCCTAGACCGTCCACGAAATCTCTCCGGTCAGCATATATCCAATCGTCCCAATCTTTCGGGAACTTCAAGTTGACGAACCGCTCGATCAGACCATGCATAGAAGATACTTCTGTGTACTCCTCACGTATGCCCTTGGCGATGCTCTCGGCTGTCTTGGAGAGGATCAGACTTTCTCCTGCGTCATACAGTTCCTTAGCCTCTGCCCATAACTGGTCGATGGTGTCCTCGAAGGATTTCTCGAACAGGTAGTGGCTGTTGGGATTCCACTTCACGGCAACCGGGAAGAATCGTCTGTTTCCCGTTTGATCCTTGAGAAACTTGTCCTCGTTGGTCGACCCGAAGAATACGCATTGGCGTTTGTGTGTCTTGATACGCTTGGCGTAGGCAGCACGATACGTATCCTCACGTTTGGAGAGGAAGTTCTTCATGACTTCGATGTCTGACTTCTTGACGGCTGACAACTCGGCTAGCTCCACCAGCCACGCATTCTGAATTGACTCGTAAGCCTTAGTTCCTTCCATAGATATCATGGAGTCATTAAACCACCCCTTCGACAATCGCTGCACCAGCGTTGACTTACCTGCACCTTGATGAGAAACCATGATCAGAGCGGTATCGAACTTCGTTCCCGGCTCGTAGATTCGGGCAACCGCAGCTACCAGCATCTTGCGGAACGCCTCTCTTGTGTATATAGAATCCTCAGCACCCATGTAGGTTTGGAGGAACATGTCGACACGCGGCTTGCCGTCCCACACCAGTGAGTCAAGGTATGTCTTGATCGGGTGGAAACCATTTTTGTTGGCTACATATTCGATGGCATCGCACATCTTTCCTGTAGAATATATACCGTGGGCTGTTTCAATACGGTTGCGGATAATTGACTCTGCGGTGTCATCGAAGATGCCTCCCTTGTCCTTACTGCTGTCAAAGAACGGTTTGCGAGTATACACGATGACTCCACGGAATTGGTCATATGCTAGCAAGTTATTGAGCAGAGGATCGGTGCGGAATGCGTTGACGAAGTTGCGGATAGTCACCTCCTTGCGTCCTTTGCTGTCAAGGTCCCAATCCAGCACTTCCTCAGTCTCTTCCGCCGACTCATCGGACACGTCATCGAAGTCATCCAAGCAGTCGTTGGCAGCGACTAACTCACGGAGACATGACTCGTCCTCCTGCACCAATTTAGCCATCGCATGCTCGCTTTCCTCCTTACCGAGATGACCGAACAGATGGATGCGAACAAGATCGTAGGCATTGTATACGTGACCGTCACCGATGGGGTCAGTGGAATGGTGGGAGTAAGCGAACTTGTCATCGTACACGATCATTCCGGCTGCGGACGATCCTCCTTTATATGTGTAACGGTCATAGCTACATTCTTCGTAAACGTCAGACAGGTATTTCTCAATGGCTTCCTGTACGGTGTATACCCGGCAGAATGCTCCGATCATGCCCGGCTTATTGGTCGGTTCTCCAGCCTCTGAAACAGTGCTGCGGATCGTTTGCTCCTCGTTGTCGGTAAACGCCCACAGACGGACATCTTTCCATGCATCACCATCTCCGTACAGGTCTAGCAACTCGTCTACGTTCAACGCCTCGCCATCTTGTCTCTCGAAGTAGAATTCTTGGTCCTTAGATACTGATCCCCAGTACATGAGGCGTTCGGCTTGGAAGGTAGTCGGGTCGAACAGTTCGATGCCCATTATCTCCGCTACCTTGCGGCTGGCTGCTTCGTACTCCTCACGGTTGTCGATCTCTCGGTCCATCGGTATGATCAGACGGAATCTGCGCTTGCCGGGACGGTCCGATCTTGTGCCGTAGATGACAGCAGCGCAAGAGAATTTCATGGTGAAGTCGAAGAAGAAATCGTCTTCTCCGTAGTCAACGTCTAATGTGATAAGTGATCTGCCTGTTACTGAATTTTTGGAGCGTCTTCCGCCAGCTAGAGTTCCGCCTACGAAGCCACCGACATCCTTGCGGATCGCTTTCTCTGACTTCGCCAGCCTGTCGAATTCTCTCATAGTCTCGCTTCCGACCATCTTGGGCTTCGATAACTCATCTACGAGAGCATCCCAAGTATAGGTCTTTCTCTTCCAATTGGTGCTTTTGGAAGAACCTGCAACTGATATAGAAATTTTTTCCAACATATATAATTAATCCTTTTTGTAAAAGTAACTGTTAAATCCTTCTGCTCTTAGGGGTATGTCGAACGGCTTTGCCCAATCGGGTAGTACGGACATCGCTATGCAAACGTCATCCAGCGTTATGTCCGAGTCTTCCAAGCATTCGGTTATCAGTTCGTCATGGATGTGACCCACGATCCCGATCATCTCTTCCTCACCGATGCTCAAGACATTTCTCATTGCGCTTGCCAGCAGGTCACGGGAAACAGCCTGTACCAAGTTTTCGGTTAGCTTTCCACCGTAGGTATCCAGTTCTACCCATTTGCCGGATGTCTGATCCAACCCCATGTAGTGAATGGATTCTATCTCCCTGCTGTCACCGTTATCGTAACGGACCGTTTTCTTCTTGATAGAAGCATATGGGTAGTGCAAGGATCTTCCCGATGGCAAGCGCAATGCGAGCGTCCGGTATTGCGGTATCCAATAGAAATGGCAGATAATTTTACCATCAATATTGACGGGTACGTCCCGTTTCGCCAAGATAGCCCTTTTAGCCGATTCCTCTAAGATGCGCCACAAGGATACAATTTTCGGAGATGCGTCACGCCATTTAAGGATGATGTTTTTAATATTTTCTTCCGGGATCGCTCCGTCACGGTCCATCGTCTTGATCGCTCCGACCCATCCACCATAGCCTAGAGCTAGCTCTGTGACCTTTCCCTGTTGGCGGTAAGGCGTTCCTTTTCCGCATTCCGATTCCTTCATATTGAAGGTACGGGCGGCAGAAGTCACGTAGATGTCACCTCCTCTGCGGAACGTCTCGATTCGCCAAGTCTCATTAGCCAGCACAGCTATCACACGGGCTTCGATGGCTGAGAAGTCAGCTACCCGGAATATGTGGCCGTCACGGGCGATGAAGGCTGTACGGATCAGTTGCGACAGGATGGACGGGATGTTGTCGTAGAACAGCATCAGTTCGTCAAGGTCCATATTCTTCACGTCCTCACGCACCTTCTCAAGTTCCTCTAGATGGTTCTGCGGAAGGTTCTGCTGCTGGACGGTGCGTCCTGCCCATCTACCTGTCCGGTTAGCTCCGTAAAAGCGGTACAACCCTTTTGCCGACCCGTCTTTGCACAGGCAGTTCAGCATGGCTGCGTACTTTGCGATGGATGTCTTGTAAGCGATCTTCCGGGCTGTCAGAACACGGGTAACGTCCTTGTCATTGCATTCCTCCATGATCTGATTGATGTTGTTCTTGTTGATTGACTCGTAGAACTTACCGCTACGCTCTTCCACGAATGCGCTGATCTGCTTGCCGGATTTAAGTGACGTGATACCGTATTTAGCTTTGATCTTCTCGTTCAGTCGTTTCAAGTATTCGGTATATATGGCATCAGCGTTCCGGGCTAGCTGGACATCCACCATTGTTCCTCTGTCATTGATGTCTTGGTCGATCCCGTACAGTTCGATTTCCGATTCCGGCATTTCGATGTGTGCCAGCTTGCGGTCTATCTCACGTTCAGACAGAACGTCATACTTAAGATAAGTCTTGAAGTCTTCCCATTTGTCCGGGTATTGCTCCGGGAAGATGCGTGATCCGTCCTTCTGTGGGCACGAGAATAACTTGATCAATGCGCTACCCGTGTCTAGCTTACCGTCTACCAGTTTCATGGCTGCCGAGACCTTTCCCAGCGCTTCGGGGAATCCGCAGTACAGGGCTTTCGTGGCGGAGCAGCGAAACTTGGTTGCCGGAATATTGAAGCCATAGGCACGAAGACACAAGCGTTCGAAGGTGGCGTTGTGTGCATGGATCAGAACGTCCGATTCCTGTACCAGTCTGAAAAACGGTAGGGGGTCATCTAGGTTCACTAGGTCGATTATCTTCGGGTCTTCATCCTCTATGGCGTAACCTATCAGCAGGATTTCGAAATCGGGGTGCTCCGTATACCTGTACATCCCAGCCGTCTTGATCGGTTCGGGGGAATAGGTTTCGAAGTCTATGTAAACATTTCTCATATGTTGTCCTTTCTTTTAAAAAAGATAGCGGATGTCTTCTACCCCCATCCGCTATCCACATTTGCGCCAACTTACTTAGTTAAATAATAAAATTTAGTTAATAATAAATGAATAGAAATTTAAGTTATAAATTAAAAGTTTCTTTGTTTTAGTACGGAAGGTCTTCATCGAAGATCGGGTCATTGTCCGTATCATCGTCCTCTTCATCGAAGTCGTTGATAGCTGATCCCCCACCTCCGAAGGCTTCATCATCTTTCACCTTCTGAACACCGTTCAAGCCGAACGTGATTCCTTTGTTTGCGATCAGATCGAATGAGTAAGCATCGATTGAAGCGACTCCCCAGCATCCGGAGTAAAAATCCTCTTTCTGCGTGATCGGCTGCTTGTGCCTGTCGATGATAACCGGACGACCTTTTGATTCGTCACGGGAAGCACGAATGTAGTACGTTCCTTCGAATCCATCGTATTCAATGTTGTCGTCACCGTCTTTTATAGGATTCCATTTTGATGGGTCACCGGGCAACTTACCATTGCATTTCGGATGTTCCGCAAGGTATTCCTTCTGCAACTCCCTAATGGTTGCGGCAACCTTCTTGATGTTCTCCTTGTCAGTCTTCGGGATTAAGATGGTCACTTCGTACTTTGATTTGCCCTGGTTGAAACGGTCTTCCGCTTCGAATACTCTCACGAATGAGAATCTTACATTTTTTAGGATTAATTTCTTTCCCATGATTTTTGTTTTTTAAGTTGTTAACAATACTTGTTTAACTTTGATGACGCAAAAAATATAACGTCTATTTGAATTCGCCAAATTTTGAACAAAATATTAACGTTTATTAGCTTTCGACATCGAAATCAGATAGTGAGTTATATTCTGTTCCTGGATGGCTTTCCGGTACTAGTTTAGGCGCACCGGGCTGACTCTGAAGATATTTGCCGAATCGTGCAGCGAAAACCTTCTTGCCTAATAGCTTCTCAAGATCTGTGATGCCCTTCAAGCTGATGTTCATGATCTCATCCTCAAGATACTCGTCCAGCAGTTCGTTACGGACCTTGTCGGGATCGGTGATCTTACGGGAGGACCGACCTTCCACTAGCTTGTATCCAGCCCATTTCTTGCCGTTCATAGCCTCTTTGTAGACGAACTGGTCGAATGAGTTGATCCAGCCACGGTATCGGTCTATCTTGCCGATCATTTCGACAATCTCCTCGTCTGTCATGAGCATCGGTTCGCATTCCTCTTCGAAGTCACTGGTGATCGCATCGTATTGCGCTCTGCATTGTGCCTTGAGCGGACAGAACTGGCAGTGGTCTCCGATCTTCTGTTCTCCGCCCCCTTCCCAAGCTATTTTAGCCTTCGGTTTCAAGACTTCCTCACCCCACACTAGCAAGTCATCGGCCGACATGGTGAACGTGTCGTAGTGGTCCAATCTAGGCTGTACGATCGACATCCGGACTTCCTTTATTCTGCCTTCCGGAACGGTGTTCAGCATTCCGAGAGCGTAGATCATCAACTGCGTGTTGTTTTGGGCTGAGACCTTCACGCCAGCACCGTATTTCAAGTCGATCACATGCATGACCGTAGGGCTTATCAGCGTAGCATCGGAGCTACCGAAGGATTCCGGGATGTACTTGCTCAAGTCAAAGGTCGCTTCCCGATAGCCTACCACATGACCACCTTCTCCTCTTTTCTGCATGAAGTAGTACTCGTTTACCACGAAGTCTACGTAGCTTTTGACATGCCTCACCATGTCCTCGGAGAAGTAAGGGCTTTTCGCTAGATCATCGGGAACTGGCATTTCGTCTATCTCCGGATAGTACAAGCCTCTGTCCCACCATTCCAACGCATTCTGAGCTATCTCGTGTGCCAGCGTTCCTTCATCAGCATACACGCTGCTCTTGTTTTCCACCGATTCGGCTAGCCTAGCGGATGGCGGACAATTAAGCCATCTCTTCGAACTTGACGGTGAGAGAAGAGCGTGGTCACGCTCCCCATGATTTATATCAGCCATATTAGATTGCTTTTACTGCTGCGTAGAACTTAGCGTAATCGGCTTCTCTCAGCGTAGCGAATGTCGAGCATCCGCAAGACTTGAAGACCTTGAGGACAGCGTCACGATCCTTCTTGATCTTGAGGCGTGCTTCGTTGCGGCACATATCGATGGTGATTTCCTCTTTCGGTTCTTCAGCTAGCTCCTTATCGAATGGCATTTCCCCATCTTCTGCTGTTTCGGCTACCTGTTCCTTAGCTGGTTCTGCCTTAGTTTCTTCTACCACCTGTTCTGTTTCTTGGATAGGTACTTCCAATTCGCCCTTCGATGCGCTCATCAGTAGTCTGCGCAGTTTAGCGTTAGTGTTCTTTCCGGGATATTCTGACGGATCGGCATTGTATACTTCAGTGAGGATTTTCACCAGCTTGTCTGTTGGCATGGCAGCTAGTTCTTTTTCAGACATCTCGGTAACCGCTTTCTTGGCTTCCTCGTTTCCTTCGAATACTTCCTCTACTGCTGACTTGTCGTCAACGATAACTTCAGCCTTGTTCGCCTCGCTGGACGAGTCTATTACGGTTTCTTCGGCTTTCACACCGGGAATATCTTTAGTCAAGTTCGCGAACTTCTCCTTGTCTTCCGAGATGTTCGGTTTCTGAGATGGATTAGGTGCAGGAGCAACAGGTCCTTCTTCACGTGATTTGCGGATCGCCAAATTAGCTGCGAATTCAGCTATGGTCTGCAACTCATAAACTTTCGTTTCTCTGTCAATACTAATTTCTACTTTCATGATTACTGTTTTTTAAATGTTAAATATTTTTCTGTTATCTCTACTTTGCTAAGTCTCAACGCACCGTTCATGTTACGATAGGAATTGAGATAGCCTTGTTTTACTCTGTAACGTACCGCATTCTCGGTAAGGCCCAACATCCGGGCAGCCTCGCTGACCGTGATCAGTTCTAATTTTTTTTCTTGATTCTCCATAAATTCAATTGACTTTTTTGGTTTTCTGTAACTCCTTAAAAAATCTACATACGCTCTTTCCCTAGCCCTCTCGTAGATCGGGTGGTACAATTCGGCAGTCTTTACGATAAAGTCTTTTATTGGGTATTCAAATTCTTCTCCAAAAAACTCTAATACTAGATGCCTTGCAAATACCTCCTTCACTGTGAGGCGCAATGGGGATGAAAACTTATTAAATGCTTCGATGGCTGACTTGCATCGTGCTATGCCTTCCGTTACAGCATCATAATAAAACTTTTCGAGCGCACATAGATTCACTTTTTTCCCCATTGCTTTCGGTTTTTAAATTCAGCGAGTCCGTCTATCTCCGTAGTGGTCCTTCTGTTCACCACACTTATTTCCTCAGTCAAGCATAGGTGACTGAACGTCTGATTATCGGTTTACGATTACGCTGACAAAGGTACGGCTTTTATTCTAATCTGCAACAATTTGCACAAAATAATTTCTGTATTTAACGTTTATTAGCATGAAAATCTATCGATGCGATGTAATTCTATCGATGTGATGTAATTCTCTGCAAATCAGATAGTTGCAGTTGGCGTGCATCGATGTGCATAGATGGAAATTGGCATCTATTCGTTGTAACTGCCTGCAAATCAATCTGATGCATTGATGCATAGATAAAATCGGATTTTTCTATAATATACATAAATATGGTGTGTGCGATAATATATAATTACAACATACCCGTTTTCATATATTTAATAATACCTCATTTTATCTATGCATTAATGCAAATATCTATAAATCAGTAGGTTATCCTGCATAGATGGGAGAATAATCAACAATGCACATCTATGCATGGTTTTCATCTACTTGATTTGCAGTGAGTTATGTTGCACAGATGCATTTCTAAACTTCTGTATTTACATTACAAATCAGTCAAAATTGGCTGAAAACGTCACGTGAAGCCTGTTTTTAGGATTTCTGTTAGTTACGGTAGTCAGTATCTTAGGCTTGCCCATTCGGAAGAACAAGAACCGTTTCTGCTTGACATGGTTGATTACGGTAAGTGAATCCACTGATGAATTGTTAATTTCTGTAGAATCCGGAGATACTCTTCCGGCTATTCTATTCCATCCGTCATAGTATTCGAATCGGTAAACACCGGGAATAGTATCCCGGATCGTCTTGGTAACGGTGCGGATTTCTAGCTTGGTTTCCACAGTATGTGCTGCCTTGACATCCCGGAGTTTTATCTTCAAGTCCTTCACGGTCTCTTCCAAGTCGGAGTTGAATAGCTCTAGCTCCGATTTCTTCAAGGACAGCGAGCGTATTTGCTCAGCTAACTTACCGCTTTCCGTCCTATACTGCGTAGCCTCAAGATTCAAGGCTTCGATGTTGTTCTGTTTACGGTCCAGTTCGACCTTCTGTCGCTCTACCTTATTAAAAAGGAAGCCCACTGCTATTACTAGCAGCAGGCATGCGATAATCAAATACTTTCTCACGGTGTGATTACTACGTCCTTCTTCAGCAGCCCGTATTCGCTCCGAACATCGAAGCAGGGGCACGCCTTAATATACTCTGCTGGTTCTACTTCTCCATTTCCGTTCAAATCCGGAGATGTGTCCCGATGCCCCAGCAACTCGACTATCGGGTAACGTCTGCAAATATCGTTGATAAGATTGATCAAAGCTTCCTTCTGCTGCGGTGTACGGGTATCTTTCGCTTTCCCGTTCTTATCCAGCCCACCTACGTAGCAGATACCGATCGAATGACGGTTGTACGACTCTCTTGAGAAGCCTTTTGTGTTGCAGTGAGCACCTATGGCGGTTTCACTCCTTCCAGGTTCTACAGTTCCGTCCAAGCGGATCACGTAATGGTAACCGATTCCGTTGAAACCACGCTGCTTGTGCATTGCGTCAATCTCCTTAGCTCCGATGTCCTGTCCATCACGTGTAGCACTACAATGGATAATGATTGCGTCTACCTTATTAGTATTATTTACCATCTTTAGTCTCCTCTTCCTTTCGGTTCTCACCGATGTTAAAGTTTTTGAAATAACTCTCTATTTTCCCACGAACGTAAATGCTTATACCGAAGATTGATCCAGCCCAAATGAGGCATTGGGCAAAATACCACAACACCGACTCATGGATTGAACCGTCTCCGGATCTAAAGAAGCCTAAGTAACATAGTACAACTCCCGAAACCAGCATCCCGATAGCTGTAAATATCTGTAGGTCTTCTTTCATTCCACTTTTCATACTATATATGTGTTAGTTAATAAAACATATGCGGTATTTCTGAGGCTTGCAGCACTCGTTTTCTTGTGGTTTAATAGTTTCTTTGTACTTTTCGTAAACAGTGTGGAAGTCCTCTAAAAATGAATCCGCTTTTCCCTTTTCTGCTTCGTAGCGTCTACTTTTAGAGTTGTCCGGAACGATCACCGATGCCGAATAGCCGGGAATCTTGAATCCTGTGGATGTGCTTTTCTGATCAGCGTCCTTGACGTATCGTGCAAAGGCATAATAGCACAGGATTGTGGACAGTGGGACGATTTCGTAAGACTCATCACCCACGTCAACGGTGAGCGAATAGGCATCGTCCGAAGTAGACGAATCCGGAATGTCTCCGCCATCCAAGCCTCCACCAAAAAAGGCAGGAACTTTGACGAATGTATCACCGCACAGCCCCCGTTTGATGTCGAGTTTATCGGCTTCTTGGATGACCTTGTTGATCTCGGCATCTTTAACATCTGCAGCGATATTAAAGATATCCCGGAATTTCTTGATCACATTTGCAAAGTTAGCCATATCGTTTAAGAATTAGGTATTGTAGCCGTTTCGGTTTCCTCAAGTTCGTTTCGGATTTCGCAAAATTCTTTGGGAACATCGAAAACTCTAGCCAGTTCACGGCTGATTTTGTTACGTAATTTAACGGTTGATCTTCGGTAGACCTTCTGCATCTCCCTCACAACTTCTCCGGAAGCGTTGGAGAACGAGATGAGCGAAGAGTCGACAAGCGGGATCGGTATGTTGTAAGCCTGTGAAGCGATGTCCTTCTTGAGCGGCTCGCAGTAGGCTTTGTACAGGTTAGAGTCAATCGGTGTTCCCAAATCATCCACCTTAATAAATGGACGGGACTGTGGGACCATCGTGTTGTCATCACGGACCATCACTATCGCACCAGCACCCTCAGCACCCATGATGTCACGCATTCCCTTCACGAAGTCGTCCTGCTCGTTCTCATCAGTGAAATCACCGTGGGAGACAATCTTGCACATGTGGAAGCCTCGTGTCAGCGTGCGTTCCACGTAGGTAGAATTCATCGCTTCGGCTTGCATCTCGGATTGCACTGCGTGGAACGGTGAAAGAGGATAGGGCTTGGTGGTACAGAAATTCATGTAGAGCAACTGACCGGGATGGTTTTCGATGCCACCGTAAAACTCGCATTCGTCAGCGAAGTTATCCGGATCAAATGCCGGGTAGGTCACCGATGTCTTCTCAAGAGTCGTGCTTTTGATGTTCTGCCGTTCCCAGTTATTAAATACCACGTACTTGTGGATAACGGGATTCGTCAGATAGTCCTTGTTCAGCCCGGCACGAACGTATTCAAACGGAACATGGTAGACAGCCTTCGGACGGTAATCGCCTCCGTATTGGACGATAAGCGCAGCACCCCGAAATCGTGCGATGTCGTATGCTATGGAGTTTAACACATCGTTCAGCGTGTCCCCATAGGCATTCTCAAGGTTAGCGAATTCCTCATGCAAGAATCCCTCGCATTCGATTGCTTCTGACAATCTCTCGGTGCTTAAAGCGGCTGTCTTACTCGCATAAATGAGTTCTGATATAATTTGGGGATACAGGTTTCCTTCCCCATATCCCACAACTTTCTCATTCGTGCGTGCGCTCGTCTTTAAAGCCCTGTCTATTACTACATTTACTTTCTTGTGCGCTATCATCACTAAATGGTTTGATTACTTTTCTTCGTTCAGTTCTTTCTCAAGGTCTTCCAGCACCTTATCGTCTTCGGGAGCAGCAGGTGCTTCCTCTTCCTTCGGTGCTTCTTCCTTCGGTGCTTCCTCAACCTGTGGTTTGTCGTCCTCAGTTTCCGGAATCACTGTAGGCTGGTCTTCCTCTACTATAGGATCGTCCTGCGGAGTCTCCGGAATCACTGTAGGCATGTCTGCACCAGGCATGACGAATTCACCCAAATCCTCGAAGTAGTCTACGTAATCCTTGTTTTCTTTCATGATGCGAACCGCAATGGCATCGGTACAGTTAAATGCACGATACATGATTCCGTCACCTACGTGATTGATGGTAAGACCCGGCTTCATCACGTAACGGGCATGGATGCCTGTGATGTAGTGCTTCTCGTACCAATCTTTCGCATACTTGCGATCCATGTGGCAGGTAGGGTCAAGTTTCAAATGCGTGATACTCTTGCATAGCATCAGCATTTCTACTTCGTCTGTCAAAGTGACAAGTTGTCTGACAGGCTGGATATCTTTAGTTGCTTTCTTCCTAGCCATTATGCTTTCGTTTTAAGTTTGTTGTACAATTCGCGTGTGATGCTGTAACGGTAGTCACCGCATGCACCGTCCGGAGTTTTAAGAGTCGCAGTTGTCACGCCATCTGTTGCGCTGTCCGTAGCCATGTCAGATACTTCGAGCGGAGAATGTGCTCCGAGAAGGTAGTACTGATTATTTTTCGTCTTGACAGCCAGCAGGAACGATCCGGAGAGCAATCCGTTGATGTACGTTACTACCGGAAGGGCAGACAGCAACTTGATGTTTGCGGTCAACTCCAGCATAGTAGGAGCGTTATCGTTTGCTCGTGCGGCTTCGGTGATCTGCACTGAGTTTTTGACGCATTGGATAGTGTAGCCTTTTGTCCCGGCTTTCAGCGTGATCAATGCGTTGCCTGTGGATGGTGTAGCAGAAACGCTAGACACATCCTCGAAGTTGATTATGATAGCCTCCGCTACCCCCACAATACCTGCAATCAGACTGGGGTTGTTACAGTCAAAAGCCAAATCATCTGTTATTTTCTTGATACATGCCATATTATCCTGCTTTAGCTACTAATGTGTTCCAAATACTTTCCGTAATCACTGCTCTTGGTTCTCCCAGCACATTTTCCGGAGTTGACAGCGTGATGGCAGTGAATCCACCGTTTTCGTTAGCTGACTCTTCCAATGCCGATACTTCCAAGCCGTAATTCGGACCGAATATCCGGTAAACTCCGTTTTCCACCATCTTGGCAACCGCTACGAGTCGAGAGTTGATGATTGTGTTCACGAAATTGGCTTCTACCTTCGTTTTCTTATACACCGTAAAGTTAACGGTCTGTTCCAGCGCATTTGGCGCATTTTCGTTTGATCTTACTGCTTCGGTCGCATTAGCTCCCTTCCGGATGGATGCGACTCTCACAGGTTTTGCGCTGTCTACCAGCGTGATGGTCGCTTCTCCTGCGTTGATGGCTACAGACTGAACGTCAGAGTAGTTGATCAGCAGCAGATCGGCAATCCCAACAGCACCGCCTAAGCAGTCATAGGTTATAGCACCTGTAATATTACTTATACATCCCATAGTTACCCGGTTATTTTGTTAGCATTAAGATAAGTCCAAGCAGTTGTGCTTGCTACCATCACAGAGTCGCCTCTTCCTCCGTCCGGAGTTTTCAACGTGACAGTAGTAAATCCTCCTGCTGAGGATGTGTCGGAGTCTGCGCTTGCGGCTTCCAAGCCAGCCAGCCCTCCGGCTACCTTTATAACACCACCGTCTTTCAGTTTGCCGAAAGCAACAAATTTGCCATTTAGCAGGGACTCCACGATTCTTGCGCCATCTTTGGTCTTGTCGTAAACAGTAACGTTTACTGTCTGCTCCACGCCATTGGCGGCATCTAAGGATCGGATAGCTTCTGCGATCTTAACACCGTTCTTGTAGCAGTCGACTGCGTAAGCTTTTGCTTTGGGAACTAAAGTAATCGCTGTTACCTCGTTATCCACTACGGTGATAGATTGTATGTCAATTTTGTTAACTAGGAGGAGATCGGACAGACCGATAGCTCCTCCAGCACAACCGAAAACGATAGCCTTATTGAGTTTAGTTAGACATGCCATTGTTTTCAGTTTTAAGGTTAGCTCCCTGCAGTCGCAAGTTTCAAAATTCCCGGAACAGCTACCATTACGTCAGCAGCGAAGACAGTAGTAGAGTAGTACTTACGTGTCTGAGCGTCCTGCAGGAACGGTTTTATGTTCACGTTGCTGTCTTCCAGCACGATTTGGATGTTCGTTTTCGGAGTAAACGCAATAAACGCCTTCTTCTTGGTTGTGTCAGCAGTCATAGATGCTGATACGTGAGGCAACTCGGTGATCTTGTAGCCTTCCAAGTAATACTCCGGTTTGCCGTCCATCATGATCATCTGAGCGATGTGGTTATCCTTCTGTTGTGTGAAGTCCTTGAAAATACGCATCACGTTAGATGTCACAAAGAATTCAGAGTTTTCCAGTTGATCCGGACGTTGGCTGTCGATCAGATTTTTCATCGTGCGGACAACTCCTGTAGTGTCGTTGGTATCCAGCGTCAGCGCGAGAATATTTTCATCGCTAGATTCCATCTGCTTGATGAAACCACCGTTTTTGAAAATGTTGTACGCTACGTCAGTGTCTTTGTCAGCATCCAGCCAAGCCAAACGGAGCAAGTCAGCCTCCAGCACCTTCAGAACTTCCGACGCCATGAAGCCAGCCAATTCGGTTTCGCTAAAGTCATCTGACAAGTGGATGCCTTTAGCAACCATTTTACCCCAAAGGTCTTGGAGACACACTACGATAGGCAACTCAACGGGCTGGAAGTCGTAGTACTTCACTTTGTCCTCCATCTCGGTGTATTCGTACTTATCGTTACATCCGGTAGATTTGCGAAGGGCTTTGTCCTTAGCAGTGAATGTCACGATAGGAGTTTTGTTGTCGATACCTGCGAGAACGGTCGCACCCTTCTGCATTTCGCCAACCAAGCCAACAGTCAGAGAGATGATCTCCGACAGGCTTTCCATGTTAAGTTTATTCAGATCAGTAAATGTCATAATCTTATGATTGATAGGTTATTAACTACTTTTTGCCGCAATATTTCTGCATGGCTTCATACGCTTGTCTGCGTCTCTCGTCTTTCGACAGTTGAGCTTTGCCATGAGAAGACTGTTTTGACTTGCTAGCGTCATTGCGTTCCTGCATGAGAGGAGTTTTTGTCTGACGTGACAGCATTGTCTTGATCTCACCCAGCGACTTTTCAACAGCCTGCAAGCGTTTCGAGAATTCGTCCGGAGTCTTTGATCCTGCTTCCTCGACTTCCACCTCTTCGGTGTACTCTTTGAATTCAGCGATCTTTCCGTCTTTGATCACGAGGATGATCTTTCCTTCTTCGCCAAGATCAACGATGACTTCGCCATCTTCGACAGGTGAACCGTCCTCTTTTACCACTTCGTCACCAATCGCAGCTTCTTCTCCGCTTGCCTTGATGATGATCTTTTCACCGTTCACTGTGCTTACTACCGGGTCAGCCAGCTTGGTTTCTTCATCTTTCTTCTCTTCACCTGCCTTTTCCTCAGCAAATTTGGAGAATAAACTTGTAAAAAATCCCATAAATTTACGATTTTGATTGTTATCACTAAATAAAGAACTCGTGGCGGCTGGCAACCCAACCAAGTCGCACGAGAATAGCTCCAAAAATTCAGTCACCTCGAAGATGTCTTCGTCCACATTGTACACCTTTAAGTCTAGGTCGATTACGGAAACGCCGAGCATCTCCGGTTCGTTTTCGATCATTCCTGTTATAAAGGTAATTTCGTTGGGGTAGGCTTTCTCAGCAGCCTCCGAGATGGTAAGGTCAGCGTATGCCACGCCATCCTCTTCTATAAAGTTAGAAAAACTCCCGATGTATCGGTCCAGCATGTCCGCACCGTTATGTGATCTACGAGCGTGGATAGGTCTCTCATTGCCTAACGCAACAAGAGATGCTAAGGATTCCGGCTTGATGACGATCAAGGCTTCCTTCCATTCCCCATTTACTTCTTGTCCCCAAGAGTTAGCGGTGGGACCTGCTTCGATAATTCGTAATTTCTTAAAAATCATAGTTGTTCCTAATTAGTTGCAAAGGTATCTATTTACTTAATTAAATTCTAAAACTTCCGTTTCAATTTGTTGCGGAATCTATCACCAGCGTGCGTCCCTGCTGAACATCGGTAATGTCCTGTACGGAGACGATAGGATTCGGAGCATTCTGTACACCGTCAACGAAGGCTAATGCGATAGCTGCGATTGTCTTGGGTGACAGATCAACGTCCTTCTTGACAGCCTTGTTCAGATTGGTAAGCGATTGCGAACTGAGCACATCGAATCCGCCACCGTCTGCGTACTTGTACACGCTAGAGTTGCCGAAGGATCTGCCACCGTATTCCATGTTCAGAGCAGACAGCGCATTGATGGCATTGGATGCCCTGCGGTTGAGGATGTAAACATTCTCGCCACCTTCAGCCTCGAAACGCTGGCCATTCGAACCGGAGAACGTCACGCCACCCTGCGCATGGGACGGACCGTATATCTGACCACCCTTAGCGTACTTGCGGACGCTGGTGTTGGTCTTCGGCACATCCTCTTTTACCTTAGCGATGGAAGCGACTTGTTTCAGTCCGGCTGCGATTACGATGGCTGCTTGGGCAACTCCCCAAATACCGCCCTGCGCAATAGCCTTAGAAGCACCGAGATACGTGTTGATCGTAGCCTGTGCCAGCGCAAATACCTTACCTGCTGCCGATTCCTGTCCCGTGATGTTGGATATCTGTCCGGCAATGTCGGCTGTCATCTGCAACTTGGCGTTGACTAGTTCCTTCTCACGTTCCTCCCGAATCTGAGCGTACTTGGCTTCGATCAGAGTCACGTCAGCACCGACCTTCTCGGCTGCTGCTACTTCCAATTGGCGTTGCTGTTCTAACCGAAGAGTTTCACGTTCGAAGTCGCTTGTTATGTTAGCTTCCTCGATGGCACGCTTGTTCTCTAGATCAATGGCGGCAGCTGCCTTCTTCTTGTCAGCTTCAGCCTTCTCAAGTTCGGATACCTGCTCTTGGAATGCCACGCGCTGTTCCAACCGGATGTTGTCAAATTCCTGCTGCGTGATCAATCCTTGACTGAGACGGTAACGTTCCTTCTCCAAGATGGCCTGGTTCAGCCTGTCTTGATCCTCTAAGGCTTTTTTCTTGTCCACGATGCCGATATTTGACTCACGAATCTTCAACTGTATCTCAGTTATCCCGGCTTCATATCTTTTGAGGACCTCGGCTTGCACCTTCTTGGCGGTCTCTGCTGCCTTTTTGTCGGCATCTTCCTTAGCCTTCTTAGCTTTCTCAGCAGCCGCCTTCTGCGCTTTGGCGTAATCCTCGGCACGCTTCTTGTCGGCTGCCTCGGC